GTCGCGCGTTACGGCGTCGGTTGTGCCCACTTTTGCAGCGCACGCAACTTTGCGTTTTGCGCGTCGCATTGCGCGGCTAGCTCTCGTAACTCGGGCCCGATGTCTGGCCCTTGTTCAAAATTTGTTCCAGCCGATCCTGCACTGCTCCCGGTGGTGGAGGCGGCTCCATCAGCTCCTTGGGCGGCGCTACCGGCTGGCACTGCGGCGGGCTCACGGCACAACCGGACAGGAGTATTGCGAACAGGGCGGCGAGCAAGACTAGCCAATTCGGATGCGTACGCAGACGAAGCCATTTCAGCGCGTATGCGATTAGCACGCTCGGTCCGTAGTTCAGCTTCCAGACGCTCCACTTGAGGGCGGATTTCTTCACGGCCTTGCTCCCGAAATGTGTGTGCCGCGTAGACTGCCAGCAACCCTAACCCGGCAGTCAAGATCAAATGCGGCGCGTACTTCAGTAACCAGTAAGGCACTACTTTACACCATTGTGCTCAAAACTGTAGTGGTTGCCGTCGTCAAACCGCCCGCCCCAGCGCGCAAGCGGGTGCTGTTGCTCCCACCATTCGCCAAGCGGTTTGTGGTCTTCGGACTGTTCCAGAAACTCTCCGTTTCGGAACAAGTTGAGATCAATAGCCAAACGCACCTTATGGGCGCTGTTGGGATGGCTATAGGACTTACGTACGCCTAAAGCGCCGTGGACTCTGGGGTCTCTGTAGGCGTCGCCTAGTGAGACCTCATAACCCAGCTCGTAAGCCTTCTCAATCAGTTTGGCCACCAGACGGGCGAACACACGTTGCTTTTGGCCTAACGTCACGGCTTGTCCGCTTTGTCGTCCAGCTTGTCGTTTATGCGCATCAGCATCGTTTTGATTTCGTCGATGTCAGCGCGATAGTCGGCACGGGTCACATACGTCAACGGCAGCGCACGCACGTCACGATCCAGTCGTTCGATGCTGCGGCTAATGTTGTTGAGAATCCACCCGCCAAACAAGCCAGCGATTCCTATGATGATGTTAAAGAGAATCTGCCCGTCATCCATCACACGCTCCGTAGCACTAGGGTGACAAGCCAGCTAATCAGCGCTCCCGCCGATAGCCACAGCAGCTTTTCGACCCAATCAATCCGTTTCTCTAGTCTTGCTACCCGGTCTGCGACGGACTTGACCTTGTGGCCGTAGTCCGTCTTCAGCAGGCGCAAGTCCTTGGTTTCGACCGTCACTTCTTATCGGCAAGCGCCTGCGTCGTAATCGTACGCAGCACTAGGTTCGTGACCGCACCAACCAGCAAGATTGACGCCGCGACATCTTGGCCGAACAGCGTCGTCAGGTGCCCAGCAAACATTTCGATGCTAGCAAGCAACGCCAGCATGACGTTCCACCACACCGTTTTGGATTTAAGCGCACCTTTGATTGACGGGGGCATAGTCGTCTCCTTATCGAGCTAATTGATTTTGACGGGCTTCAGCGCCTGCGAGGGCGTTTGTTACTACAGCCGCCGGGGCTGCCGCGCGCTGCGCTGCTGCGCCCGCGCGACGGACACCGCCGGTGATCTCCTGCACAGCCCCCGCGCGGCGTTGCGCGGCCTCAAGGGCAAGCGCAGCCGTCTCGGGTTGCAGCATGTCAGTGGCGATTTCAATAGCGAGCTTGCGGTCAATCTTGCCAGCCAAGCGCTTTAGGATCGCGTTGGCCACAGTCGTGACGCGGTTAAGCAACGTCGGCATCGTCACGCCGCCTGCCGCCTCGACCAAGAGCTGCGTGCCAGCCGTCTCAGCACTGGGGCCAGCCGGGCGTGCCGCGCGAGCTTGCTCGCGGTACTTTGCCTGGCGCGCCAAGTCCTTGCGGATGTTTTCGACGATATTGACTTGATCGGGCGTGAGCACGTCGGAGAGCTTTTCATAGCGCGGCGCGCCCGCAGCAGCACGCTGGATCGTCTGCGGCGCGGCTTCAACAGCCCCCGCAAACGCTGCCGGGCGGAGTTTTTCTTCGCCTTGCAGCGCTGAAGTCAGTTTGCTCTCAAGGTACTGACCAACTTCCATCTGGTTAATTGGCTTGCTACGCGCCTGAAACGCGCTGCGTGCCGTGCCATATTCCGGCACTTGGCCTTCTAACCAGCTAATAAACTCTTTGCGCGTGCCGGCGATTTTGCTGGCTTCAACTTTGCCAATGCCATAAGTCGCGGGGTTTTGCACCAAATCATCTAGCGCCATTTTAACGTAGTGCATGTCGGCAGCGGTATAACTACCGCTTGCACCAAACGACGCGCCTTCTTCTGCCGCCAAGTCTTTAGCGCGGTCAAACGCTTTTTTCACTGACGGACGCGATTGCAAGGCTTTAAGCGTAGCGTCTTCGGCGACGGCTTTGGCGCCAGCCTGCCCGTAAAGCAAATTAGCTTCAGCCGCGCGGGCCATTCTAGCCGACGTAAGCTGTGCCTCAGTGCCGCCCACCTCGCGGATAGAAGCCGCGCGAGCGGCGTCTTGGGCTTGTCGGCGTGCCATGTACGCGGAGGGCAGAATCTTCTCTGCCGACTCTTGCAGCGCCGCGAAGCGCGTTGCGCCTACAGGCGCTGCGGCTTCGCCAGCCGTCGGTATGGCGCCCGGTACGATCTCAGGCTGCTGGCGCAGCGCGTTGATGATCTCGGGCGCGCGGCCTTCAGCGGCCTCAAGCAGCACGTTGGCCTTACCACCGATTGCTGCGCGTTCCAGCGCGTTAATACCAGCACGGCCTGCCATTGCAATAGGCGCCGTAATGACGCGTGTGGGGTCCGTAACGCGAGAGACGGTGCCAAGCACTTGACCAGCACGCCCCGGCGCCGCTACGGCACCCGCGCCCGCTAGCGTAGACACGTCGGCGGCGAAGCCAACGGGGTCTGTAGCAATGGTGTTCTTGAGCGCCTCAACGCTGCCGTAACGGTCGCGGTAGACACCGCCGACTGCATCGGCTTTTGCAATAAACTCCGCAGCCTTGTCGGGTCGCGCCATCCACTCTTGCGGAATAAACCGAGCATACGCGCCGGTCAACACTTCGCCGAGTTCTTCTAGCGTCTCGCGCGGACGCGTGACTGCCGTGTACAAGCCTTTAAGCATTTGCATCCCGCTTTCGGGAATGTTGCTAATGGCTTCTCGTCCGACCTGCGACCATGTGCGCCCGGTCGGCATGACATCCTGACGCTGTTGAGCCAAGTACGCATCGGGGTCAAACGCCGGTGCGGTAGATGGCTTCTTTTGCGCCAGATACGCGTCTGGATCAAAGGCCATAGTTAACGTGCTCCAAGTCGCTGCTTGATTTGCGCCGCGCGCGGATCGCGCGGATTGGAGTTAGCCCAGTTAAGAGCTTCTTGATCTGCCGGCGACAACTGCGCTGCCGCGCGGCGCTCAAACTTAACTTCGGGATAATAGTCCAGCACTTCAGGCTCTTTCTTAGCCAGCATATCGCGTTCTTTGTTGTAGCGATTGATGACATTTTCAGCCGACTCGTTATTGATGCGAATAATGCGTCGAATGGATTCAACCGACAGCGTTTCTTCGCCTGCCGCAATCTTCTTAGCAAACTCACGGTCAGCATCCGAAAGGCCCGTACCGGCACCAAACGCCGTAATACGCTCGGCAACCTGTTGGCCCACGCCCGCAAAGTATGATTCGGTTGCCGACACGTCAATACCCACAGCCTTAGCAACAGCCAGACGCGCGTTAGCCAACGTGCCCGAAATAAACTTCGGATCGTTGAGCAACGGCGCAAGTTGCTCAGCGTTTTGCAGCGAAGACACCGCCGACTCTGCTTTAGTGCGGAAGTCATCCAAGCGCTTGCCGGCGGTTTCGCCCAGCGTTTCGCTAAATTTTTTGCCGGCAGGCGGTAGGTTAACCGTGGTGCGAGCCGCGCCCGCACCAGCGATGCGAGCCTTTTGCGCCTCAACCGCAGCCGACATGGGTATGAACAGCTTGGCCCGTTCAGCCGGCGGAATCTGCGACAAGAACTGGCCGCGCAGCGCAGCCTGAAGCTGCATAGGGTCGTCCGGCAAGGCGCTAGCAGCATAATCGCGGAACTGCGGCACGATGGTGCCTTGCGCGATCATAAAGTCTAACTGGTCAAGCACTTGATCTTTGGTTGGGGGCGCTTCGCCGTACGCCAAATCGCCAAGCGTTTTCTGGAACCGGCCATAGTTTTCGTCGGCCTGCTTGGCTTCAAGACCGCGAACCTCAAGGCCCGTCTTTTCTGCCGTGGCGCGCTTACCTGCGATGTCGGCAAACGAGGCGGCCATCTCGGCGCCAGGCTTGCCAAATCGCATAAGCTGGTTTTGCGCTTCAGCCGTGGTCAGGTCAGGCGTAGCCAAAAGAAAGTTACGCAGCTCGGCTGCACGCTGGGCTTCGGCCATAGCCGCTTCGTCCACCGCGCGTTGCCGTTTTGCGGCGCGTCCCGCTTCTAGCCCCTGCACGTATTGGCCAAGGACATTGACGGGCTCCAACTGGGTTGCACCGATAACTGCCATGACTTAGCCTCCCGTACCGTATTGGCCGGTGTACGGTATGGCAGAGCCGCCATACGGGCCCAAATTCTGCCCGCCGCCCGGCGTGCCGCCGGTTGGGCCAAAGTACCCGCCCCGATAGAGGCCGTATCCCATAGCGCCTTGTCCCAGCGCCTGCGCAAGTGCGTTCGCTTGGCCGAGATAGCCCGACGCGCGAGCCTGCCCGGCGCCCATCATTAGGTTGCCGATGTTAGAGCCCATTTGGCCGGCCTGTCCGGCGACCTGCTGTGCTGTTGCCATGCCGCCGCCGTAGAGGCTGCCGAGTGCGCCAAGGCGCGTGCCCATCAGCGCCTGTGCGCGGTTAAAGGCGTTCATGTACTCTTGCGAGCCCATTTCCTGCCCGTACCGCACGCCGGCGCGGATAGCGCCGCCGCCAAGGTATTGCCCGCGCGCCGACTGCATACGCTCCAGCGCCTTCTCGCCTTCGGCCAGACGGAACGCATAGCCGGGGTCGGCTTGCATCTGCTCTGCCGTAAACGGCGCGCCGATTGATCCGTAGCCGGGGGTGCCGGGCTCGCCGCTAAGCCCCAGCATACGCATCAGCTCGTTCTGCGATGTAATGCCTGCTTGGCGGAACGGCTCCTGAAGCTCTACCTGCCGTTCAAACGTCTCGCGCTGCACTTGTGCCGCTTGCTCAGCGGCCTGAGTCTGTGCTTTAGCCGCTTTACTAGCGCCTTTAGAAGCGACGACGCCGCCGATAACGGCGCTGCCAAGGATTGCTGCTGCGGTTCCAATGGCCATTACGCCACCTCTCTCATATACGTGCGTTCCATAGGACGAAACCCTTTTCGTGCATACAGGCTAGCCATCTTGCCTGCGCGGTCATCTTCAAGGGCAATCATAAAAAGTGCTGTCGCGTTTTTTGCGATTGCCCACGATTCGATCGTATCGTACATGGCTTGGCCGGCTCCTTTGCCCCGCGCTTCGGGGGTCAGCCACCACCACAACTCCTGCACTACCATATTGGTTGGGCTGAAGTACATAGGGTAGAACAATGCGCCCGCGATGCCAATAATTTTGCCATCGTCTTCGGCCAACCAAACACCTACCGACGGGTCGTGTATGGCGCGTAAGTAAAAGTCTGAATAGCCGTCCACGTCAAACGGGATAACGCCGTGCATCGGGGACGCCGCATGAAACGCCTGCGCGAGTGGCAGGTAACGCGGCAAGTCCTCAGCAATGGCGTTACGGACGATCACGAAATCTCCCGCCCCGAAGCGCGGATGTTGATGGCCGTAGCTGTGCCGGCCAACGTCGAAATCGTCCCGCCCGGCGCAAGCACCTGCCCGACCAGCTCAGGAAACGTGTACGTCTCAGACGGCAGAAGCGTTTTGGTCTTAACGATCAGGTTCTGGTTGCCGGCGTTATCAAAGGCCGTAACGAGGTTGACCGATAGCGTGGCCGCCGAGCTGCTGTAGTTGGTCGCAGTAAACTTGTCAATGATGGCCGACACGTTAGTCGCCGTGTACTGCGTCGTTTGGCTGTTTTCGGCAATTTTTGCCGGTATGAGGACTCTTACGCTAACTGCCATACGTCACCTTAGAATGTAAAGACAAACCGCACGCGACCCGAAAGCCCCACGTCGCCGTCGAAGAAGAACCCGCCGTTACCGCCTGCACCTGCCGTTAGGCTAGCATCGCCGGCAATACCTGTGGCGCCTGCTTGCGTAAAGAACGCTCCGCCATTACCCGGCGTGTTCGTCGTGTTGCCGCCCGTAGCCGTACCGCCAGTGCCTTGCTGAGCAAACTGGCCCGAGTCGCCGCCGTTACCGCCGCCGCCGGTCATCGTCGTAATCGTATACGTGCCGCTTGACACGTTGGAGAACGTGCCTGGTTCGCCGTTAGGCGAGAAGCCCGTGCCGCCGATCCCGCCTGCGCCGACAATATAATTGATGGTTTTGAGGGCGTCGCCGCCGCCCAGCACCAAAATGGTTTTGCTGTAGCCCCCACCGCCACCACCACCGCCGGGGAATACTTCAGGCTCACCGGGAGCGATTTCGCCTAAGTAGCCGTACCCGCCGCCGCCGCCCGCGCCCCAGACTTGAATTGTTACGCCCGTCGCGCCCGAAGGAATCGTAACCGATCCCGACCCTGGCTCAGAAAAATCGAACACGCCAGCCCCAGCGCCGCCGGTGCTGCCGTTGATAAACGCAACAAGAGTAGCGCCGCTCATTAGGTCAAACCCGCTCCACTGATAAGCCACGCAGTCGCGCCGATCTTGATGCAGGTCGCCACGCCGTTTCGCGCAAGTGTCCGCGTGCCGGTCGTAGTGCTGTTAACCAGCGTCAAGGTGTCAGAAGTAATGGCAATCGACAGCGCAGTGCTGTTGACGTTAATCACAATAAACACCGTTCCCGTCGGAAAGGGTACAGCAGAGTTGGCTGGAATGGTCAGCGTCACGCTGCTACCGTTCATTACGATAGTTTTGCCGGCATCCGAAGCAACCAACGTATAGCCCGTCGTTTGGCTGTTAAGCGGCGCCTCACGGTATCCAACCGGGTAGTTCGTGTTGCTCGGCGCGTTGTCGGGAATCAGCACCGTGCCGGTAAAGGTTGGGCTGGCAATCGGTGCGTAGGTTGCAGCAGCGGTCGCCGAGGACAGCGCATCCGTGATGCCATAACCTGCCAACGTAGTCGGTGTGCCTGAAACGTTAGACCAACTAATACCCGAGACCGTCAAATCGTTGACGCCGGAAATGTCGTCGTATGTGCCGATCTGCACGCCAGCGGCATTTTGCAGCACAAACTTATAGCTAACCGCTTCCGTTAGCCAAATCTCCGCCGGTACGCGCCCTTCAGAGTTGAGCACAATCGGATTAGGGTGCGCAGTGCCACCACCAATGCTGGTGTAGGTTGCCTCGGGCGTGGTCGTGCCTGCCGTGTAGGTAAAGATGCGACCGCCCGAAAGCGGGTTGCCCGCACCGTCAAAAAACTGCGCGCCGGCACCGGCCAGCGGGGAGAGAAACACGGTCATATGTACACCTGCATCACGGTTAAGATGACGGATGGAATAGCGGGCACAGGGCTAGAAGCCGCAAAGTGCTGCAACTGCACGTCAAGGCTGTCAACGGAAAAATATAGCTGAAAATAGTCGCCGTTGGATAGCGGCAAAAAATAGTTTGCTGCGGAGAAAAGTTCGGCGTCATTACCCTGAATTTGAATCAACGAACCTGAATTAGCGACGGCTGTGCCATTGATAGCTGGCCAGATATAAAACTTGCCGCTGCCGCCCGAAGTCTTGTCCACCTGAATAGAAAACTGCACGTTGTAGATGGCAGGCCGCGAGACCTTGATTTTGCTGTTGTCAGCCGGGTCGCGGTAAATGCCGTATGCCGTATCGGCGTTATTGTACGTAATGGCCTTAGCAGTGTTGATTGTGGTCGCCGCTTGCGTTTGCGTAGAGAAGAACGACCCAAAACTTACAGGCGTAAACTCTAACCGAGGTGGGCGCAGCTCTAACGCTTCAACCCTTGCCTGCGTAGCAGTCAGCTCAGCCTCAGTCGCGGCGTCGCTGTACGGCGCTAACTCAAGGTCAGCAAGCGAGATGGCGGTCGTGCCGCCGCCGGTCAGTTGGAACTGGTTGTTAAGAAACCGAAACCACTCGCGCGAAATGACGCCCGTTCGCTCGTCCACAAACGGCACGCGAGGCGCCGGAATGTTAGTCGTATTGGGTACGGTCATGCGGTCGTCGGGCTAAGCTGTAGCTCCGCTCCCATAATCGCTACGATAACGGGATCGGTTCCCGACACTTCATACACGCGGTCGCGCGACTTCATCGTCGCGCCGAGGCGGCGCCAGATGACGCGGGTTTGCGTAGCGCCGATTGGCCCCATGTCGCGCCAATATTCATTGCTCCAAGTGTGCCCACCGTCGTCTGACCAGCGCAGCATAACCTGCGGATCGGTGCCGACGTTTGGGCCAATCAGCGCATAGAGCGAGCTTGGTGTGGTGTTAGGCGCTACAGCTTGGTTGGTTTCAATTTCTATAGCGCCCTCGGTGGATAGAATCAAATCCAGCGCCGACGACGACGCGTCGCCCGAAAGGCCCACACCCGTCTGGCAGTCAAGCTGCAACTGGTGATGGATTGTGCGGGTAAGATTGTTTTGCCCGGTTGGCAGCGCGCGCCAACGGCGCAGCCATTTCTGCACAACACCGGCATCTAAGTAAACGTCCAGTTTGAACTGGTAGATGTTGCCGTTTTGGTAGTCGCCAATCGTCGGATAACCATTGAAGGCCGCATGGCAGTTAGACCGATGGCGCTTGTACTCGCCATTGACGAGCGCAGCACGTTCGTGCCAAGCGCCGGTCGCGGCGTCAAACACCCACGTCGTATCGGCGGATGGAAAGATCAACACGTAAAACGCGTGGCCGTCCTGCTGGTACGTGTAGGCCAGCGCGTCGGACATATCGCTGTATTGCTGAATAGCAAACTCAACGGCGTGTGTTGATACGCGTACGGCTTGGTAGCCATTTGCGCGGTAAACGACCCCACGCCCGCGAGCATCCGCGCCAAGCCAAAAGATCGTATTGTCGAGCTTGGCGACCGAGTACGGCGCGATGCAGCCGACTTCGTTGTAGGCGCCTTGGATGCGCTCTAACGGAAAGTCGATATTGCCCGAGTTGTACCAGACTTCGGTTGAGTTAGTGCCAAAAAGCCACGCTTCGCGGTGGTCGATCATAACGGCTACAAGGCCGTCAGGCGAACCTTCCGCTGACGCAAAATCAAGCGGGTCAATAGATAAACCGTCGAGCAGCTTTGTCACCCAAACGCGTTGGCTATCGGGCTCGTTGAAAACAAAGTACCCATCCAGATACCCTACGGTGACGGCACCGGGGAAGTCTGGATCGGTAATCTGCGCAAAGACGCCTGTGGTGAAATTGTAAATGTATCCGTCTGGGTTACAGGCTACAAAGAGCTGCAAGCCGTTGTCGGCCATAGATACCGGCCCCGTGCCCGTAATGTCGCCGAGCTTAGTGATCGTAATGTTCGGCGTCATCTTAAACAGCTCATTGCCCGATGCAATGTAGATGTCGTTCTCGCGGTTCCAAAGCCCGCGAATCGGCCCTGATCCAACAGATGCGATCAGCTCCATGCCAGGGCAACGCTGCAAATATGCCGGCTCTTTGCCGCCCTCGGGAATGACTTCGGGGTACAAGTTGACCATGCGCGCGTCAGCCGCGTTTGGGCTGCGCACCACATACGATGACCCGAGGATCGGTGTCTTCATGGCTTAGGCGACGGTAGCGCCGTTGTTGGACACAATCCACCAGTCGGTGCCGAGGAACTGTAACAAAACGCTTTCGCCGACGGCGTTAAACGTAATCGTCGTGCCGTTGCCAAAGTTTGTCGGCGTCAGCACGCCCGTGTCAGCGCCAGCGGTCTCGGCCACATAGACAATAGCCTTGAGCTGTCCTGCCACACCGTCCGCCAACGTCAGCGCGTCGCCGGTGCCCGTGGACGTGAACGCCGTAGTCAACGTCGTGACGTTGACGGCGCCGGGGCCAGAGAGCGCTTGCACGCTGCCGACCACAGCGCCTGCAAAGGTCTGCGTGCCGGTGAACGTCTGCGCAGCGTCAGTGCGAGCAACTGACGCGCTCGTAGACGGGAACGTCATCGTCGTCGCGTCCGTGCCCGCAAACGTAATCGAGTTATTGCAGGTTAGCGTCTTGCCGTTGGCAATCGTTAGCGTGGCCGACGTAGCCGGAGCGGTGATTGCTACCTTGTTGACGCTAGTAGCCGTAGCTACGCCGAGCGCTGGCGTTACCAACGTGGGGTTGGTCAACGTAACGCCTGTAAATAGGTTGGTGTTAGTAATCTTTTTGGTCAGATTGCTCTGAACCAGCACAAACTCGTCCGCGCCCGAAGACGAGGACGTAGCCGGAAGATTATTGATGGTGATTTTTGTCGCCATGATTAGAAGTTCCCGGCGTAGATGTTATAACGGTTGCGCCGTGCCATGAGACTGTACGGCATAGCCATGAGATCGTGCGGGTTGTTAATGCGCTTCAAGTTGCGCTTGCTGTACATGGCAACCCGACGCACTTCAGCAGGAGGTTCCACGTTGAACTCCGGCGCAAGCTCAAGGGCCAAGTTGTACCGAAACGCTCGCAGATAGCCTGGCGGGAACGCCAAGTCCGTTTCAAGCGTTGTCGGGTTAGCCAACGGCTGCACCGAGATGAAGTGAAACTCCAGCATACGATTCGGTACTGGATATACCGACAGCGTAATGTTGGGGAAAGTGTTGTTAACAAACAGCACTTGCGGATACGTGCTTTGCACCGTTTTAACCGCAATATTGTTGTACTGCAACTGGTTAATAAATTTAATGCCGTACGACACGTTAGTCGTCGGGTCGCGGAAATAGGTTGAATCTTCCAGCAAAATCGGACGTTGCGTAGTCGCGTCGTCCACGCCGATATAGTCGTCTCCTTGCGTAACAATCGGGGTGTCCGATTGGTTAGCAAGAATGTATACAAAG